TTTATCTTGTTCTTTTTTTAATTGTTTTGGTATATCTAAAAATAATACAAATGAATAATCAGCGCCGTGTGTATGTAGAGGATTAAAGTCACCTGGTTGCATATAGTTGACCCATAAATCATCTGCTCGTAATTCTACATTTAGTTCTTCAATACCGTGAAACTTACAGTGACCATTTCTATACGCTTGTATAATAGGGTGTATCTCGTTGTAAAACCATTGTTGTACATTTTCTGGATATAAAAATTGATTATCTAAATGACCAGCTAAGCTTTTATTATAACTAACTTTTGCTTTTGTACCTTCAATTTTTAACTTCTTAATTATATAATTAGGTAACTTTGTTCTCATAACATAAGGACCCCAATTTATATGACCATAATCTACTTCTTTTATTTTACTCATCTTTCACTTGCCTCAACATATAAATCTTTTAAAGTTTCTTTTAATTTATTTTTATCTAAATCCGTATCTGTTTTTTCAACATAGTTACCTAAAAAAGTTAATGTATCTTCACCTTGTTGTAATACATCATCACCTACAGATGCTGTTATATCTGTGTTTAAATCTTCTATTATATTTACTTCGTGTGTGTCTACAGTATTATGTAGTCTATCAATTAGATTGTTAAACATTTCTTCATTAGTTTTATTTGTAACAAAAACTTTTACAAAACAATCTGTATAGTGTTCTAAATCTAACTTACTATAATCCTCATCTTTATCATTGTAAACTAATTTTTTATGTATTCTAATTGGATTAGGTACTCTAGTTATTTCTCTGGTTTCTGTATCTAATATATGAAAACCTTTTGGACACTTATAATCTGACCAAGTAATTTCATATTGAGAGCCAAGATAATAAACTTGACCATCATCAGATTTTTTATGAAAGTGACCAGATATAACTTTTTCAAATCTATGAAACATAGACTTTTCTAAACCTTGTTGGTTCATATGACCAGCATTCATTTCAAAGCCTTTAATTTCTAAATGACCTAACGCAAGTTCAGCGTTTGTGTTTTCTATTTCATGTATAGAGTGTTCGTAATTATCATCACATATCCAAGGTATAAGACAAATATCGGTGCCGCCAAAATTTATAGTAGTTGCCTTTTCGTATATCCATGGTTCTTTTATACCATCAAATGTTGTACATAATTCTTTAATCGCATTTACTTCATTTGTGTTTTTATAATAAGTATCATGGTTACCTAATATGATATGTGTATCAATACCTTCTTTATACAATCTATGCATAAAGTCTTCTCTAAATGTATGTGCTGTTTTAAAGTTAATAAACTTTCTTCTATCTACTACATCACCTAAGTGTACAAGGGTTGTTATGTTATTTTCTTTTAGATATGGAAAAAATATCTCATTATAGAATCGCATAAAATAATCCAAGAAGGCTGGACTATCATTCCTCGCACCGAAGTGCGTATCGTTTAACAAAGCTATTTTCATAATTTAGTGAAATAATTTAGATGTGGTTTTTCTTACTCTAGTTTTCTTTTTCTTTTTTTCTACTTTTTTAGGTTGAGTATCTTCCATCTTCAAATTCTTTTGTAAGAATTCTCTAAATTGATTTTTAAATTCTGCGTCATCACCAGGTTGTAAAGCTACATCATCATAATTACTATCCATAATTAGTTTATGTTTAATAGTAGTTTGTTTCTTTTCTTTTTGTATTCTTCTTATAAATGCGTAATAGATGATTTGTGTAAAATATGCGAAAGGGTTGTTAGATTTAGCAGGGTTGAAATTGTCCAAGTATTGTAGACAGTTTTCAATACCATCACTAATCATATCGTCTCTAAATGTATAGTTTATAAAGTTAGGTCTATATGATAGATGATTTGCTATCTTCAAAAAACAACTACCAATGTAATTAGTAACTAGTGGTTTTTCTTTCTTTTCTTTTTTCGCTTTGTTTACACTTTTCCTATAGGCTTTCATTGCCTCTAAAAATTCTTTGTTATTAACGTAATGTTCTTTTTTTGCTGCCATGATTACAATATATCACCTTTCATTAAATTTGTCAATGTTTTAAGCTGCCCAAATCAGGGTTGACTTTTTCAAAGTTTTGTAGTACAATGAGCTTGTAGAGCGATCAGAGGAATAGAGTCTATTAGTGTACAGTCTTTGTAGGAATATCATAATCATCAAGGTCTTCTTCATCAAATATCTCATTAACTTTATCATTGTCTTCATCACTTAATCTTTCTCTTTTAAATACTGCCGGCTTCTCTTTTTTAGCCAGAGGCTCCGACTTATCATACCCTATAACAACATGCGCATAACTTTTACTCATATCAGGATTAGCATTTACAATAGTCAGTATTTTATCTTTTGGAATAGTTAGAATTGCATCTCTCGTATAAGGAGACCATTTTATTAAAGCTACATAGTCTTTTAAACCCTGAGCTGTAAATTGAGGAATATACTTTACTTGTAAAGGTCTATTTAATCTCAACAAAGGAGATTTATCACCAAGCTGTTCTGCCGGTAATGAACAAACAATATCATCACCATTAATTAACTTGATTATCTTAATCGGATTTGGTGTTATCTTTTGTACCATTTATTAACTCCACGTTATGAATTTCGTAATTAAAATCTTCACTGTTGTATATATTTATTCTTTCCTTAAAGTGATGTAATGTATAATTCTCTTTACCATTGTATGAAATATCATCAGCTAGATCATATAATGTGGCTGCGCTGTTATCATCTTTTAATCTTAACCCTCTACCGATACTTTGTAAATTTCTTATCCTAGATTTAGAAGGACTAGCAAAAATAATGTTATGCAAGTTCCGTATATTAATCCCCGTAGAGAAAGTCCCATAGGAAGCCACGATAATGGCGTTGTCAGATTTTTCTGTGATCTCTCTAATCTTTTCTCGCTGTTCAGCGTCAACTCCTCCATAGACGTAGAAGACTTGCTTGTCTGTTGCTCGTTCTCGTATAGTTTCATATAAGTTCTTTCCATGTTTTTCTACATATTGAAATAAACATAATGTATTCCCATTTAGCGAAGTCGCCAAGTTTCTTATATATTTATTTCTCTTTTCATTAGATACCAAGTAATCCATTTCTTCTTGGTATGTCTTATCTTTTAAGAAGTGTCTAGCTGTTTGATCGTGTTGTAATACTAAACACATAATTTTTAACTCTGCTAGTTTACCTTTTTCTATTAGTTCACTTGTAGATACAACTTTATTTACAGGACCAAACAAACCCTCTAATACTAGTTTATGTGTTTTACTTCCATCTAAAGTTCCTGTTAAACCAACTCTGTATTTTGTTTTTTCTAATTTTGTCATCAATTTTGTAAGCGACACAGCTTTAAATAGATGAGCTTCATCACCTATAATCATACCAAATTGACTAAACCATTTCTTTGGTAAATTGTAAACAGATTGCCAAGTAGATATGATAACTCTCTTATTAGTTTCTTTTTCATGGCCAGCATATATCTTATGTACATTTCTTTCACTATTATAACCATAATCTTCAAAGTCCTTAAATAATTGCTCTACAAGCGATGTAGTGGGCACTATAACAAGGATTTTATCTTCTTTAGTATCTTTCAGTCGTAATAAATTGTATATCAACATAAGATAGATTATAAGAGATTTACCACTAGCTGTAGGCGATACCAATAAACATCTATCTTTTTCAACAGAATACTTAAATGCTTCTCTTTGATAATCTCTTACTTCGTGTGGTAATTTAAGTGCTTTGATTAAGTCGTCAATTTTACTATCGTCAACTGTTTTTTCTTTAATCTTTGTACCATCAACTATATGTACATTGTTTTCTTTACACCAATTTTTTATATAAAGATAAAGACCAGCATATATCTTACCAGTTGCATATGAGAATAAACGTATCTTACCGTCCCAAACTCTATTACGATATTGAGGCATAAACTTAAAGCCTGGTACTTCAAATGTAAAATACTCACCAAGTTCTCTACGAATATCAGCCTCAGCTTCTATTTTAAGATATACTTCGTTTACTTTATCTATGATTAAATATCGGGTGGTTGTCATTATTAGATTGCGCCACTAGTAAACTTCCTCCAGTCAATTGCATTCTTTATTTGAAAACCACGGTTTGATATTTGTTTGATTGTTCTATCTAAAAAATCTACGACTGTTTGAATATAATCTACTTTTTGTTTATACTTTGCTAATTCAGGATCAGCTTCTAGGTACTTATCAACATCTGTTTTTAATAACTTTAAGTTGAAAGGTTTAAGTGCATATACTTCTGCCGGCGCTTTACCAGTATAGTATTCCCACTTTTGTTTTCTTTGTGTGTAATATTCTATTTGAGCTTT